GGATCACCAACACGCACTTCACGACCGGCACCGGCTCGGGACAGCCAAACGGCGTCGTGACTGCATCTGGGCTGGGCGCTACGGGTGCGGCCTCTGTCGGCGGTCTCTTCAGCTACGTGAAGCTGGTCGAACTGATGCACTCGGTCGATCCGGCATACCGACAAGGCGGAAACGTCGGCTGGATGATGCGCGATTCCAGCGTCAGCCAGGCGCGGCAGCTCGTGGACACGACTGGTCGCCCGATGTGGGAAGTCAGCATGCAGGCTGGCGACCCGGATCGACTGCTCGGATACCCGGTCTACATCAACCAGGACGTGGCCGCGGTTGCCTTGTCGGCGAAGTCAGTGCTGTTCGGCAACTTCAGCAAGTACCTGATTCGCGAGGTTCGGGAAATCATCCTGCTCCGTCTCAATGAGCGGTACGCCGACCTTCACCAAGTCGCTTTCCTCGCGTTCATGCGGACAGACGGGGATTTGCTCGATGCCGGTACGGACCCTGTGAAGCACTTCATTGGAAACGCCGCCTAATGCGAGTGCGTTTTCGAGAGTCAATAGCCACCGAGTGGATGCGGAATCCGGTCTGGTTCCACGCTGGAACTGAGGCGGATGTGCCGGATGAACTCGGTCAAAGATTTGTCGCCGCGGGCAGGGCGGTCGAATGTGCCGCCCTCGCCCCGGCTCCTGAGACAACCATGATGCGCGGCCCGCATCCGAAACAGCGTGGCCGTGCTCGGGAGTATTCGAAATGAGAGTTCAAAATCTTTCAGCGACAACGCTGGCGACATTGCATAGTACCGCAGTGGCCGCAGGGCAGACGGACATCACGCCGTCAACGCCGATCGACATGACCGACGGTGGCTTTCAAGGATGCGTTTTTTACGTGGCATTTGGAGCCATTACGGCTGGCGGAGTGCAATCTGTTGAGATTCATTCTTCCGCCACGTCTGGCGGAACCTATGCCATCGACGCAACTGGTAGCGCCGTTGTCGTCGCGGATAGCGATGACAACAAGATGGTCGTCTGCGAAATCTATCGGCCGACCAATCCGTTCCTCAAGTGCATCGTGAAGCGTGCCACGCAGGATTCCGCGATCAATGCGATTGTTGCTATCCAGTACGGCGGGCGCAGGGCGATTCCGACGCAGGGAGCAACCGTTGCTGGACGTTCTGCTTCGTTGGGCGGCGGCGAGATCACGGACTTTGAACTGTCGTGACGACGGCCCTTCAAGCGAATCCCAAGTTTTCGATTCGCCGATCCGTGCAACCGGCCATCGAGCCGGTCACGCTTACCCAGGCCAAGGACCATTGCGGGGTGAGCGTCACGGATGACGACACGAAGCTGACTGCGTTCATCACGGCTGCTCGCGAGGCAGTCGAGAAATATCTCAACAGAACCCTCATCACTACGACGTGGGTGATGAGGATGCAAGAACTTTGCGGCGAGATTTTAGTGCCTTTCTCGCCGTTGATTGCGGTTTCTTCCATTGCCTATGACGCAGCGGACGGAACTCCGACCACGCTGGCGACTACCGAGTACCAGTACGACATCTATTCGGAGCCGGGCCGGATCAAGCCGGCGTACAACAAATTCTGGCCGGTTGCGTTGTACCAGTACAACGCGGCGCGAATTACGTTCACGGCTGGCTATGGAACGCTCGCGTCCGACGTGCCAGGGCCGATCAAACAGGGAATCCTAGCGATGGTCGCCACTCTGTTTGCCCAGCGAGAAACGATAGTGCTGGACGGCAGCGTGGCCGATGTCCCGGAAGTGGCACGATTCTACCTGTATCCGTACCGGGTTTGGTGGATGTGATGAATGGCAAAGTTCCAACCCATCCCAAGCGGCCGGCTGCGACAGGTTGTGCAAATACAGACCGTGTCGCGCTCCAAGGGAACAACCGGAGAGACGATCGAGTCTTGGGCGACGGATGCGACGAAGCATCGCGCTCATATCGAGCCCATCGTCGGGTCCGAGCACATGGCCGCGATGCAGATGACGCCGGATCTGACACACGTTGTCACGATGAGGCCAGTGTCTGGGCTGGAGAGCGTCAAGCGGTTGCTCGTAAACCTGACGCGAGTTTTCGAAATCGTGTCGGTGATTGATATGGAACTTCGGGGCCGGGAAACGGTCCTGCTTTGCAAGGAATTGCTCTAGTGGATGGTTTCAACGTCAAAGTAATCGGCGATCGAGAGCTTTTGAGGAAACTGGGCTCGATGAAGCGCCGTGCGAAGACAACCATCCAGCGCAAGGCGGTTCGGGCAGGCAGCACGCCCATCGTTAAAGCGTTCAAGGGGGCGGCGCCCGTTGGAGCTACCAAGCGACTGCGGCGAGCCCAGACGCGCAAGTTCAAGACCTACGCAAACACGGGCACGTCTATCGCCGTCGTCGGCGCGGACTACAGCATCGCGCCGCACCATCATCTCGTAGAGCTTGGTTCGGCCGAGCGGTTTCGAAAGTCGTTCAAGAACGCTCCGGGCCGTGGATACACCGGAAAGATGCCTGCGGCTCGCGTGTTTGAAAAAGCCTTCGAACAGACGAAGCACGAAGCCTCGCACGCTCTGGAAGAAACAATCCGCCGGGAAGTGGAGGCGTCCGCCAATGGTTGAAAAGGCCATCTACGCAGTGCTCTCCACCGAACCTGAAGTCACGTCGATTGTCAGCAATCGCAGTTTTCCGGTTGTAGCCGACCAGGACGCGGCGTTGCCGTTTATCGCGGTCTCGCGGAAGTCCACCGACCGCAAGCACACGCTGTCCGGCGAATCGCACAATCTTCCAGTGGCTCTGATGCACCTGACTTGTTGGGCGACCACGCATCAAGCGGCGCGCGACCTGGCCGACGTGCTCCTCCAAGTGTTCGACGGCCTCAGCGGAACTCACGGCGGGGTCGAAGTCCACAAAACATTCATCGAAGATGAATTCGACGGCTTCGATTTTTTAACTGATGGAAAAGAGAAACCTGCGTACTCGATCACCGTCGCCCTGCGCGTCTGGTATCGAGAACCAGCATAAAGGAGCGCGGCAATGTCTAGTATCGTAACGATTGGCGGCGGAACAACCGGGTGTTCCCTGAAGACGGCGGCTACAGGCACGGTTGCCACTACGTCAGGGACGGCGTTCCTGGAAATTACCAACATCCGCGGCCCCCTGATAAACATGGGCGAGCGCGACGTAACTCACCTTTCGTCCGGCAAGCTGCGCGACTGGCTGGCTACGCTGATGGATTACACGATGGACTTCGAGGGCCACTTTCTCCCGGACAAGGCCAACCTGACAGCGCAGCCTATCATCACGAACGCGATTGCCGGAACCACGATGGCCTGGGGCATCACTTACAACGATCCGACGACTGCGGCAAAGATCGACTTCGAAGGGTTCATTCGCAGCTTCGAGCCAATGGTAAATGGACCGGACGAGGAATTGATGTTCAGTTGTTCGGTGCGCGGATTGACCGCGCTGACACTTACTGGATTTGCAACAACGTAATGGAGGCTGCTTTGAGACTTGAAAAGGTCGATTCGCCCCTGGCTCAAGGCTGGGAGCATGTCCGCCGGCTGACGGCGAGGCAGTACAGCGATTGGCTGAAAGCCAGCAAGGATTCGGACAACGTGAGTTCCGCAATCCAGTTCGTTGCCCTGGTTGTGTGCGATAAGGACGGCAAATCTCGATGGGCTACGACAGATCAGGCCATCGAGGAAGTCGGCAATTGGGATTGGCAGATCGTCCACCAGATCGACAAGCAGGGATGCGCTTTCAATGGTTTTAACGAGACGGTCGAGAGCGCCGAAAAAAACTGACCAACGATGCGGCGCTCCTTTTCAAGTTTCGCCTGGCTCTGGCCTGGGGTTGCTCGGTCGAAGAGTTAGAGCAGCGATTGCCGCAGTCGGAGTGGCCGTACTGGATTGCGTTTTACCGATTGGAGCCGTTCGGCGGGGACGTGCAGGACACGCAGCTTGCCCAGCTCTGCGCGGTTCTTGCAAATGTTAATCGGAACCCGAAGCAGAAACCTCAGCCGTTCAAGGTGACGGATTTCAAGCTGGCAGCGGCCATGCGACGGCCCGCCAAAAAGAACGTCGGCCAGATGTTCAAGGCGCTTGCGGCCATGCTGAAGAAGCCAGAGCAGTGATATGGCAAAGCAAATCGGAAGATTGGGCGTCACCGTATCGGCCAACACGCTTGGACTACAGCAAGGGTTCGGCTCCGCGGCGGCGCAGGTGGAGCGGTTCAGCCGGACTGCTCAGGGAACTGCTTCGTCACTCGGTTCCGCCTCTGCTGGCGTCCGACAGTTTTCCGCAACGGCACGGGTAGCGGCCGGCATCGCTGGCACCTTCGACAGTGCGATGGTCAGACTGGGTGCCGACACAGGTGCTTTTGCCAATTCCGTTAGATTGGCGGTTCCGGGCATCACTGCGGCATTTGCCGGTCTGGCTGGATTGGCAATCGGACTGGCCGCCAATTTCGACGCGCTGAAAAAGTCTGCCATATCTGCGGCAGTGGCCATCATCGATTTCTTTATGAAGCCTCCCGAAAACTTCCTCAGCTCCCCGGGGACGGACTTCTTGGGTCGGACCCCAGACCGTGGCCCAACGATGGGGGCTGACGCTTTGAGGCAAATCGCGAGCCAGAAAAACGAGACCTCTTTCGCACGGGGCGATATCGGAAAAGAGAAGTTCCTCGCAACCAAGCATCAGATTGGCGGGATGGGGGTATTTGAGGCTCAGCAATTGGCTGCCGCGGAAATGCAAAACGAAGCCGCCCAGGAAGCCGTGCGCGCCGCAGAGCAGGCGACGAAAACGAAGATGGAGCTTTTTCAGTCAGAGGCAGCGGCAGAGCGTAACACGCGGCGCCAAAACATGATCGCCTACAAGGAGGCCCAGGACGAGTTCATTCGTTTCGAACATGAAAAGCAGAAGGAAGCCAAGGAAACGCGCGACAAACAAATCCAGTTCGCCCAGGACGCGCTTACAAGGGCCGGCCTGGCCAAAGCGAGCCAGTTCGAAAGCGACCCTAAGATACGCGGGATGATGGAAATACAAGAGCGCATCGATGCGCTTCGCGGGGGAACAGCAACAGGGACAAATTTCGGCATTAGCTCCCGCTCGTTTGGCGGAACTGCACCCGTCGGCAGTCTCATAGGGGAACAAACTGAGCAGCGAGTTATCTCAACCAATATCGAAAAAATCCGGGAACTCAACGAAGAACTGTTGCGTTACGTTCGAAAGAACGGCCTTGGTTCCGGCGTGGAAGTGACCGACTAGCGATGGCAATCGTCAGGGAAGTACTGGATACACGAGTCGGCGGGGTCCGTGGACAGCACGGCACCGAAGGGCACACGCGGTCTTTCCATGTCACGACTGATGCTGTCGGGGACGACCCATCCGCGATCATTCAAGCGACGGCAGGCGGGGTTGCCATGGGCTCTCCGCATCCATGGGGTGCTTTTGGTGTTGTTGTCATTGGGTTTGCCGAGCGCGAACGCATGACGCAGACGGATTGGATTGTAGACGCTCTGTACGGGGCTCCTCTCACGATTGCGCCGGACGCTGGGTGGGACTTCGACCTCGATACCGCCTTGGAAACCTACACGGCCTACAAGGACATCGAGGGCCAGACGATCGGTCCGGCCGTTTATCATCCGATTCCGAACGTGGAAGAGTTCCCCGGCGATCGCTTTGCGGCAGAAAACAACCGGCTTCGGGACAAGCTGAAGTTCAATACCGCCGTCGTGGACGCATGGGCGCCGACTCCAAGCGGATACCTTGGTCTTTACCGGCTGGCCAACGACAAGCGCCGTGCGACCGGCCTTCCTGCCACCAAGAAAATGGCGACGTTCATCCTCAGCAAAACGCTTCCGAATCTGTTTGCCGGGCAAGTTGCCAGCGTCATATCGATGGTGAACACGGTCAACATCACGCCTTTTTTTGGCGCAGCTCGCGGCATGGCCAAATTCATCGGGATGCGGTCGCGATCGTCTCGCGGGACGATTCCCGGCCAGTCCACGCCGGATCGGGTTTACGATGTGAGCCTCACGTTCCTAATCAACTGGGAGAAGCACAACCCGGAACGCGAATACGACATTTACGAGCACACGGACGGCACTCAGGCCATCATCGAGGACGCTCGCGGGAACGGGATTCGCCGGAAGTACAAGCTCTATTACGAATTGGAATTCAACACGATTCTTTTGAGTCTCGGATAAGGCGCAATGGATCAGATTCAGCCAGGCCAGCGACAGATTAGTGCCGACACGCTCAATCGAGCGATCGACGGCGCCGAGCTGTCTCACAAGACGACTGTGGCCGGTGCGAATCAATCGCGAATTGGCGCAAGTGACCGCACCATCGCTGTGTCCAGACCGACAGAGCTGAGGTACGACCCCAATACCGACGTACTCCGAACCGTGGTCGTCAAGAAGTCCCCGAGCGTGAATGCCGGATGGGTACGGGTCCAGCGCGTGCAATACAAAGACAACCCGCCGCAACCATGCACGGACTCCGGCTGCCGGATTCAGGTGTGGGGCGATGAGTTCGACGTGCGCCCGCAGTATGGAAAGCAGGACGACTCCTACGAGCGCTTTGAAGTCTCTGCCACGATCGACCAGGGCACAAAGTTTTTCGAGGCCCGATGGGAGGACGAGAAGTGGATTCTGAATTGGCCGGAAGCGGGCGGCGAGGTCGAATACGGCTACATCACCGCTATCATTGGAAACTTTTTCATTATCGTTCAGGGCATCAAGCAGAAACCTCCGGTCAATGAAGGCGATCCGTGGGACGGAACCTATGTGAATGATGGCCCCCCGCGCGCCGTCGTCGCGTGGCCGGGAACCAACGGCTCAGGGAACCAAAACCCATTCTGGACGCCGTTTATCAGTGCTGCCATTGATTCGACAACGCTCTATGTTTTGCTCGTGATGATCGATGGCGTTGAGTACGCGTTTCCGACTTGGGCCATAAATACGTTCACGCCGAATCCGGCTGGACTGGCGGGGGATTGCTGATGCCCTCTTGTGTGTTTGAAATTCAAATAGAAGAAAGGCTCGTTGCACTAGGCCTGCCGATTGGTCCGTGTCCTCCACCATTGCGGGCGGTGAAGAGGCTTATTGAATGTCCATCCGTTAGCAGTGAGGCTGCTTGCGTGGCAGCGGCCAATGCTTCAGCCCAGTCATACACAGCAACTGCCGGATGTGTCGGCGGGCCGACTTACTTTTCACACCTTGGATCAGTGTTGGCCGTCAAATGGATGCCGTGCAATTCGTGTTGTTCTACGTTTGGGATGCCGTGCGGCTCGTTCGAGGTTAAATGTGGAATTTGTGAGGATATTACGCTCGAAGCTCCGATTTGTGGCGGAGCCTGTCAGCCCGGCCAGTCTCCCGCCTACACGTCGAGGGTATTCATCGCCGAATGCGATCCGCATGCTTGTTGTAAACCGCCCTATCCGAATCAGACGGGTGAGTGCGTTTCGACGAACGATCAAACCTGTTGCCAGACTACGCTGGGCGGGACGTACCGCGCGAATCGCAGATGCTCGGAAACTCCCGGCCCGTGCGAAGTAGGACTTGTCGGCTGCTGCCTCTGCGACCGTTGCGAGGACATGACCGCGAGTGCATGCGCAAACAGGGGCGGAACTCCAATGTCTGGTTCATGCGATTCGGCCGCGACCCGCGAATCGTGCAGACTCGCCGACACGAAGCGCCCATGCGTGCGCGGGACGTGGCAATTCGCGCGCAGGCCGCCCCAACACCCGCCAGTTGGAATAACCGTTCGTCCGGGCAGGTGGGAGCCGTGCTCCGTCAATAAGCAGCGAACTCTGGACCGTGCAGGCGGGTCTTACACTGAACCGACCGAGTGTCGGTATTCCTATGGCTATGTTCAGCGTTCACCGACACAAGGGCGATGGGATGGAAAGTTCTGCAATACATACAACTCTAATTGCCCCAGTGGCATTCGGCGCAGACAAACGCTTCGACTGGTTCGAAACGGGAATCGCTGGGAATGGCAAGGGCGGTATCGCCCGCCGTGTCCCGAAGTTACAGATTGGCCTCTTTCTACGGCTGTTGGGTGTCCACCATGAGCGAAACAAACGGAACGCGAGAGTTCGAGATTCACTCGCCGATTGGCGTCATTCATACGCGCACGACGAATCCGGCCATGCTGCGCCTGCTTCAGGAGGAAATCGAGAATCCCGATCCGGTCCCGATTGTCGAGGAAGAGGTGGAGCCGCGGAAGCGTCCGCCGGTCCTGCAAAAGCGTTTCGACGTTGCGATTCGTGATTGGACGATCCGGCAGATTTCGACTCCGAAAAGGATCGTGCGATGGGTTGCGTGGTGGTTCAAGCTTCCGTGGCGAATCGGATCATTACTCTGGGCCGTGACCGGCAAACGACTCGACGTCTACGCGGTCGAGAAGCGCAATGAAGCCTGCGCAGATTGTCCGATGCGATACGACTTCATCCGTCGCAACGGGAAAGTCTCAGCGCACTGCGCGGGGTGCAATTGCCCGGCGTGGCGGCTCTCGGATTTGGATTTCAAGAATCGGCTCGAACGCTGGCACTGCCCGCAACGAAAGCACGAGGGGCCATACCCCGACGATGGAATCCGCAACTTGTTGGAATCGCTTGGTTATGATCCAAACGGTAGTGCGGGCGGTTGCTCTGGTTGCGGCTGCGGCAAGAAGCAGGGAGGCGCGTAATGGCAACGCGAGCATGGCTCGGGACGGCGAGTAACAACGGGCAGACGGCGGGCAACTGGTCCGGCGGCGCGGTGCCAATTGCTGGAGACGCGATTGTCGGCGATGCGCGAGCCCAACGGGCATTGGAAGCCGGAACCGATTTCAGCGGAA